CTCAACTGTTTTTGGTTGTTGGATTTTTGTAATATCAACAGCCAAATGTTTAGCTCCGGTTGATATTGCTTTTGTTCTAACATAGTAACAAAGAGTTTTCAATCCTTTACCCCAAGAATGGAAGTGAGATGATGAAATTTTTGATAATGTTGGTTCTGACATATAGATATTCATTGATTGTGATTGGTCAATAAATGGAGCTCTGTCTGCCGCCATATCAATAAGTTCTCTTTGAGATATTTCCCAAATCGTTCTATATTTCGGAATCAAATGTTCAATTCGTTTTACCTTCTTATTGTAATTCTTATCTTCCGGGTCTAAATAGTGATTAAAGTTAATGTTTTGAATAGAACCTTCATTCATAATGATTTCATTCTTCAAATCCTCACACCATACACCTAACTTTTCAAAATCGTTAATTAAGTATTTGTTAACAATTAAAATTTCTCCACCAACTACACGACGATTAAATAATGCCGAGTGAGCCGGTTCAGTCATTTCAAATGAACCTGTAATCTTAGCTGACGACGCTACTGGCATCTGAGCCGTAAATAAAGAGTTACAAATCCCGTGATTAGACACTTCTAATTTAAGTGAATCCCAATCCCACATTCTTCCTAATCCTTCGTAATCTAACCCCCACATATCAAATTGGAATATACCTTTTGACATTGGTGACCCTTTAAAGAATTTGTATGGTTTGTATTCACCTGTTTTACATAGGTTCATACTTTCGGTGATTGCCGCAAAATAGATAGTTTCAAAAATCTCTTTATTAAGTTTTTTTGCTTCTTCAGTTGTGAAGATATAATCCATTAAGAAGAATACATCAGCAAGACCCTGTGTTCCGATGGCAATTGCTCTTTGTTCTAACCCACCTTTTCTTCCTTGTTCCGTTGAATAACTGTTGATGTCAACAACTTTGTTAAGTGCTCTCACAACTTTTCTAACCTCACTATAAAGTAATTTGAAATCAAACTCACCTTTAATAATAAAGTTTTTCAATACCATAGATGATAACGTACAGATTGCTGTAGTAGTTTCATCAGTATATTGGTAAATCTCATTACATAGATTAGATTGTTTAATCACCCCGATGTTTTGATGGTTTGTCTTTCTGTTAGCACTATCTTTAGAACATAAATAAGGAACTCCGGTTTCAACCTGAGATTCAATAATCTTATTCCAAATTGTCTGAGCTTTCACTTTCTTACCTAAACCAAGTTCAACCGCTTTGTTGTAATTTGATTCATATTCATCACCGTAAGCCTCTTGTAATGGTTTGATACCCGCTTTGATAATATCGTTAGGACAGAACAAATACCAGTCACCATTGTTTTTAACCGCATTCATAAAGTTGTCAGGTAACCAAATTGAGGTGAATAAATCTTTCGCTCTCAATTCCTCAGCACCTGTATTCTTTTTGATTTCAAGTAAGTCTATGATGTCTTTATGCCAAGGCTCTATGTAGATAGCAGCACTTCCCGGTCTTCTTCCTTGTTGGTTGAAGAATCTTAATCCTTCATTAACAATCTTTAGGTATTTCAATAAACCACCCGCAAATCCTCCTGATGAGTTGATTCTACTTTCTTTACTACGGATATTTGACATACATAAACCAATACCAGCAGCATCTGACGAATACGTTGAAATGTCGTTAAACGTATCTAATAAACCTTGTCTTGAATCTCCATTATTGTATTTCAATACACAAGACGCTAGTTGAGGTGTTTTAGTACCCGCATTAATCATAATCGGTGTTGCCGGAGAGATAAGTTGATTTGATAATGAATTATAGTATTCAACCGCCTCTTCAAATGATTTAGTAACCCATAAAGCAACTCTCATATACATATGTTGTGGTCGTTCAACTACAACACCTTTAGGCGTTTTTAATAAATACATTTCCTGTAATGATTTCCAAGCAAAATAATCAAAATTGTAATCATTCTCGTGATTTATCACAGAATCGATATCTCCCCAACCATATTCGTTAATTGTATCAATTAAGATATCATTAATAACACCTTCCTCGTGTAAACGTTTCATAGTATTACAGAAACTTTCGTCAGTCTCTTTGTGATACGCAGAAATAGCTACCGAAGAAGCCAATCTCGAATAATCGTGATGACTACCGGTATAAGCTGCAGCGATTTCATAAACCAATTTATCCAACTCTTTTGTTGTAATAATACCTTCGGTTGGTACCGAAGTAATAACTTTAATGAATACCTCATCAGCATTCACATTCATACCCTTAGCAGCTCTTTTGACTCTCTGATATATTTTTTGAGGGTTAAACGATACTTCGTCTCCCCCTCTTTTTTTAATTTTTAGTGACATCATATATTAAAAATCTTCTGTAAACGTTAATGACTCACCTAACTTAGCTTTTTGGTATTCCAAAGTTCTACCTTCAAAAAAGTTTCCTTTTGTTTCAACAGCAATTTGTTCCATAAATTTAAATGGTTGTTCCACATTAAAATGTTTCTTACAACCAAACTTAATTAGTAATCCGTCAGTTACAAATTCAAGATATTGTTTCATCAAGTTTGAATTCATACCTATTAAAGATACAGGTAATGACTCAGTAATAAACTCTTTTTCAATCTCTAAAGCAGATAATAATATCTCTTTAATTCTTTTCTCAGTTGGTTTATTCTCTACGTGATTGTTAATCAAATGGATAGCAAAATCACAATGTAAATTTTCGTCTTTGAAGATTAGTGAATTAGCACTACATAATCCTGGCATAATTCCTCTTGATTTCATCCAAAAAATAGAACAGAATGAACCGGAGAAGAAAATACCTTCAACCGCCGCAAACGCTACTAATCTTTCTTGAAACGAAGCATTCTCAATCCAATCAAGAGCCCATTTAGCTTTCTTTTGAACAGCAGGTAATCTATCAATTGCGTGGAAACATTCGTCTTTCTCTGTCTCATCAGACACATAAGTATCAATCAATAATGAATACATTAGTGAGTGAATGTTCTCCATCATAATTTGGAATCCGTAGAAGAATTTTGCTTCAGCATACTGAACTTCTTTTAAGAAATTCTCCGCCAAATTTTCATTTACAATACCATCAGACGCCGCAAAAAACGCTAATACATTTTTAAGGAAAAATCTTTCGTTATCAGATAGGTTTTCCCAATCTCTAATATCGTTAGATAAATCCACCTCTTCTGCCGTCCAAAACGCTGCTTGATGTTGTTTGTAATACTCCCAAATGTCGTTATGTTCTATAGGGAAGATAACGAATCTGTCATTGTTTGGTTCTAATATTTTTTCTTTCATTTTTTTAATTTTGTGTTTGTTCTTTTTGTTTTCTCTTGTCTAACAAGTCCTTGATTCTCTGTCTATTTCTTTCTTCGGTTTGTTCTTCTAAACCTAAGAATGTTACTGAACTTTCAGTATCTATCTCCAACATACCATTATCAAATTTACAATTCTCAAATACAACACCATCATCACCAATACGGGATTTAGTTATTGCTATTGTCGCTAATTTCATTTCTTTTTGTTGTAGAGATTTAGCCACGGAAATAATTACGTGTCCAACCTGAGCTTTCTTGATAGAACCACCCATTTGGTCGGTTGTTACAACATCTGACGATATTGAACTTCTATTACCCTGAGTAGCGGTCCATCCTACCAAATCAAGTTCGTGACACATAGATTCAAAACCTCTCATCACTGACCCTTCAGATTTCCATTCATCCCCCAAGTTTTTATCCGGAACCACACAATCAATGTAGTCTAATAATACCATATCAATTTTGATTCCTTCTGAAATCATTTTTCTGATTTGGTTTTTAATCTGCATCATTGTTACAGTATCAGAAGGAAGTTTTTTAAGTATCAATTCATTAGGCATTTTCTCCTTAATTTCTTGAACTTTAATCATAACCTCTTCTTTTTTTATTGACAATTCATCCGGATGAATCTTTGTCCATAATGTAATGTGTTTACGTTGGATAATCTTCGGGTTATCCTCGAAGAATATTTGTAAAACATTGTAACCTAAATTAAATGCGTGATTCGCAATTTTTGTAAGTAAAGTAGATTTACCTACACCTGTTGGTGCTAAAACAACACCGATTTCACCCTTAGCTAACCCCCCTTTTAAGAGTCTATCTATACCCGGAATACCCATCGGTATCGGATGACGATAATCTTCGTTTAGAACATCATCTAAGTTACTAAAAACACTTTCCGTTCCCTTATCGTGTTCACCTACTTGTAATGCCTTACTTACCATTTCCTCTAATGTGTCATAACTCTCAAATTCACCAGTGTCGATGATTTTTTGAGCTTTAACCATTACTTTCTGTAACTCCTGTTGTTTACAGAACTTCATCGATTTTTCTTGTACAAATTCAGCTCCTTCAAGCGTGGACTCCTTAACTTTTGTTAGGGTATCAATAATGATTTTAGCCGCTAGAGGTTGTTGTATCTCAGATTTTGTAATTTGTTCTAATGTGTCAAAGGTTGGTGTGTGTTCGTATTTTGTATAATACTCTTTAATCATTTGAATAATTAATTTGAAGTATTTATTCTCAAAATAACTTGTTTCAATCACATCTATAATTGACCTTGAGAAGTCTTTGTCGATAATGATTTGGTTTAATAATTGTATCTGAAAGGTACTCCCCAGATACTCGAAATTTTTGTTTGACGCCATATTTTTTTCTTTTAGTGTATTAATAAATACTATACACTTAGGTTAACTTCTAGATATTTTTTTGTTAAATCTCTTGATGAAAAAATGTCAGTTAGGTTCATCAACAAGTTTTTTAGGTGTGGGCGTACATCCACAGTATATCTTATCTTCGGAGGGTATACTTTAGCGTCCACCTGTCTATGACAAATTGTCACATCATTTTGTTTGATGAAGATGTTAAAGTACTCCGGACCGTCAGTATAAGACGTTTCTAAAATAGCTGGATTGTTGATAATTTCGTACATATTATCTGTCATATATGTAACAGTTTTCAAAGACAATTGTGTTTGAATGTCATCTTTGAATTCACGAAGTAATTCGTAAAGTTCTAATGAGTTTTTCCCCTCATTGTTGAACTCTCTCACGTTAAAAAATCTTTGTACAATGATGTTATCATTTACCATCATTAAGAATTCTAATTTTACCGATTCTTGGTCTTTCATAATTTTAATTAATTGTTTTTATAATTTCTTTTTTCTTTTCTTGTTAATTTCATAAAGGGTCTAACAAAATTAACCCAAGCATCATCACCTTTCGGTAGATACTTAAAAAAACCATCCTCCATCATCATCTTAATAAGACCTCTATGTCCCCTACCATCAGGGTCTAAAGTTTCTCTATAATATAATTCAACAAGTTCTTTAGCTTCATCAGTAATCAATGGATTTGATAAATTTATGATTTTTTCATTAATAATAAAAAATTCATCACCATTAAACCCACTTTTACTTTTACCGGATAACAAATTTTGTAATGTTTTATTATTTTTATTTTCCTTTAGTAATGTTTCCGCCTTTTCTAAAATATCGGTAATTGAAACGGGTTTTTCAAGTAGCTCAGGAAAAAACTTAATAAGTGTCTTTTCTCCCAACCCGGAAATCCCATCAATGTTATCAGATTTATCTCCCGATAAAATTTTATAAGTTCTAATGTTTTCGTGAGGAAATTCGTAAAAATCACATTTGATTTTACTTCCAACGTGGTAAGTTTGTTTAGTTCTTGGGTAAAATACCGACACCTTATCTGAAATTAGTTGGGTAAGGTCTTTATCTCCCGAATAGATAGTTTTTTGTTCGTTTTCCGAGATTTGGCAATAGTAAGCAATCAAATCATCCGCTTCATTATTATCTACGTTAATTTGTCTTATATAACAGTCTTCCAAGTATTGTTTGATTCTTTCTTTCTGCTCAGTGAAAGAATCTAACTTATATTCGTTGTCTCTACTACTACGTTTTTCTTTATATTGGGGATAAATAAGTTTTCGAGCCGAGGAGTTATCATCACCATCCCACATCACAACAACCTTATCAAAGTCTTGTTCGTCTATGAAACGTCTAATGGTATTCACAAAGTGCCAGATGGCACCTATGTGTTTTCCATTATGATAATAATCTTTTACTCCGTGAAAGCCAATTTTTACTAAATTATTGCCATCCACTAATAGTGTTTTAGTCACTTGTTTTGTTTGTGTTCGTTACTAGTCTTTTTCTTCAACCTCTTTCAAATCGTAATCACCATCTGTTCCGATAATGTTTTTCCAATATTCAGAGTATTCTTTTTTGTACTTCTCAATTGAAGCTTTTTCTTCGGTAGTTTCTTTACCCGCCAAAAACCCGTGAGGTGTTACAATAATTTTACCATCTTCATAACCCAATCCATTGATGTGGTTTTTCATTACTGAGACTTTAGTTCTCACAGCAAATTTGATAGTTCTTTTATCTTTAGTTGCGGTAATCTTTGTTGTTCCCGCACCTTTTTCATTTCCAAAACGGAACACTAAGGATGAGTTCAACCAAATTGCCTCACCACCTTTAGCTTTAATTTTAGGTTGTCCAAATGGATTATCCGGAAGTTCAACCCAAGGCTGATTAACAATAACCAAAGTATTTTCATATTTAGAATCTGCCTTACGACTTCCTGAAATTCTTTGATTAATACCCATACCTATTTTATCAGCTAACGCCGCTGCATTATGTTGTTTACCACCTTTACCTTCAAAGGTCATCTTACAAGGAACTGAACCAACAGAATCCCATAAAAACAATAAACTATAGTCTAATTCACCCTTTTCCTGAGCATCAAGTAAACTATTAATATAGTCGGTAATTTGTTCAATATAACTGAAGTTATTATTGAAGATGTAGAACCCGTCCCATTCTAATTCACCCGTTTCTTCATCAACCATTTCTTCACAATCAAAACCCATGAGTTTTGCGTGTTCAAACGACCATTTCTGTTCGGTAATAATGAATACCGGTAATATTTGTTTTTTCTGAGCATCAACAGCACATTTAACCAACGCAGTTGTTTTACCAGTATCTGAGTGACCCAAGAACATATTTAAGTGTCCTATAGCTGGTCCCGGAATACCAACAGCATCCAAGAAGTCAGGACCTAAGTCAAAAAATCTTTGTGGTTTGTATTTTGCCGATGTTGAGAATTTGTCCTTAATGGACTTAAAATCGTGTTTTTTAATCGCCATATGTCTAAGTTAAATTAATTTTTTGAGTTTTTTAGACAAGTAGGACACTAAGTATGTCTCAGTGTCCTAGTTATATGTCTAAGTTGTTTGATTAGAATGGCATATCATCATCCTCTTCAGCATTCGCCTGTGGGTCAACCGGAGCCGATGGTTTAGAACCACCAAACGATATTTCACCTGAATCAGAGTTACCATAATCGTAACCGCCTTTATCAGTATTCCATTTTGGAGTTTCACCTCTTGCGATAGCTTCTAAGTACTCAACCGGTTTTTTAGAGTAAACATCTTCCCAAGTTAACTCATCGTTAATCCAAGAATCAGCCAATACTTTGTCTTCGTGAACCGGAGCCGCATCATCATACATTACTGTTTGAATTACGGTGTAATAAGCCCCTTTTGGTGTTTTTGCCTTAGTTAATTCAAGAATAAGGTCTCTACCTGTTTCAGGGTCAGCAATATCTCCCTTGTTTCTGTAGATTGGGATAATTTTGTCGAAAATACCTTCATTCTTGTAGTTAGATTTAAATCTCCAAAATTTAACTCCGTCCGCTTCGTTATCTCTATCGATAACTTTTACGATATAGAATTTACGAGCCAAGTAATTTGATGCCAATTTTTTATCTTCCTCTTTTCCCGTTGAACGAAGTTCCTCATAAACCTCAGTCAAAGGTGAACGTTCGTTGTCGTTTTTTCCTGGGTCATAAAATTTTTGGAATTTCCCATCCACTTGAATCTCGTGATAATAAACCACTTTAAATGGTGAAGAACCATCGTTTGTTGGTAAGATTCGTAATCTTCGCTGACCTTGAGTTTCCTTATCCATAAGGATTGCCGCGAAGTATTTTTTCATTCTTTCTTCTTGTGTGAATTTTGAGGTAGAAGAAGTACTACCTTGTTTTGCTTGCTCATATTGAGCCAAAACTGCGTCTAATGAATTTGTCGCCATAGTGTTTAAAATATTTAAAGGTTTATAAAAGTATAAGTGTCAGCCGTGTGTTTGTCAAATTGTTTTGTAAAAAAAAATGGTCCGGAGACCATTTTAATTATCTTAGTTGCTTAAATGGTTTTGTTTCATCTTCAAAATTTCTGAAGGTTTTCTTGATTTCATTTGGAGAATATTCTTCAACTTCATCTTGAGTTAAAATATATTCATTTTTTCCCGATTTTTCCATATCTTCTTCCTTGTCATCAAAGAATTGACTTAGTTTTTGATTAAAAGGACCTGAATCCAATGTTCTTAACTCTAATCTTTCTTGTGGCGTTTTTTCTCGGTATTTTTCAACTTTAGCCTCTAAATCATTTAATTTAGTCATGATTCCATCCATTTCTCCTAATTTAGATTCTAAATCCGTTAAATGTTGGAATAAGTTAGTAAAATATTCTTCCTGTTTTTCTTCCACTTTTTTCTGTGACTTTACTAAATCAGTGATGTCCATTTCTTCAGTTTTTGATTCAGATTTTTCATCTGCACCAATTTTTTCAACATCAGGGTCAGTCGCAACATCCACAGGTTGTGGACCTGCGGGAGCAGTTGGTGGAGCCATACCCGCATTTGGGTCTGCCGGTGGAGCCGTTTCAGGAGCCGGTGCAGCATTTGGGTCAACCTCACCAGGTGGTGGGGGTAACGTAGCGTCTTGTTCTACAATATAATTATTAATTGAATTATATCTGGCGATTTCCTCTAAAATCTGATTGTCTATTTTTTTCATGTTATTAACCGTTTAATAGTTGTTTTACACCTGTTAAAGTTTCAACTTGAATTTTTTTATTTTTATTTAATGTGTTATCAACTCTTTCTATTAAACCATCTTTCATTCTGATAGTATAACAGTCACCAGTATCTAAATCACATACTTGTTTAGAACCATCTCC